TCTTCATTTTCGTTCTCATAGGTTCTGCAATTGGTCGATGATTTCACCGGTACGCTTCTGCATGTCCTCGCGAAGTTTCTTGAAGAACAGACGCGTGCTGCCTGGCTCGACGTGCGAAAGGCGGCATATCAAGTCGTTTTGCATCTTGATGACGCCCAGCGCAACGTTCTCTATATCGTGCTGATTCTCTTTCTTGTGGTACTGCACCAATGCGATGCACTCAGCCAGCAGTTCGCCGCACACATAGTTGATGTGCTTTTTCAAGTTCTGCATATGATTTAACTCCTGCTGTTACTAATCCTGCTAATGCTCCAACTACCGCAGCGCTTACTTGTAGCATTTTTTTAGATACATCTAAAGCAACATCTCCAACTTTTTTTAATCCATTTTTGATTCCATCTAAATTAATTCCACTTGTAGATTTTAGTTCTTTGTTCATTCCTTTTAAAGCAGTTTCTGTCTTGCTTATTTCAACAGTTAATGCTCTATAAGACTCTTTTTGTTCATCTGTTAAGGAATTATAACTACCCATTTGTTTTTGTGCTTCTTTGAGTGTATTTAATCGTTCTGTGGTGGCTTTAATGTTGTTCCTTAATACTTCTTGCTTTTGTGAAAGCAATTCAGTATTCTTTGGATCGAGTTTTAATGCTTGATTTAAACTCTTTAATTCACTATTAGACTTGGCTACAATACTGTTAACATCTTTTAATGCTTTTGATAATTCTGTAGTATCGCCACCTATACGTATTGTAATTCCCTTAATATTTTTTGATGCCATATTTCTACCTCCTTTTGAATACTAAAAAAGACTACCTTAATAGTAGTCCTTTGTACTACTCAAAAAGAGTAGTAATTTTATGATTCGTATACTTCTGCAAAGAACCCATTATAAGCAGTTTCATTTGTAGTAGATTTTTCCATTTGAACTTTTACTCGTCCATCAGTAATTCTAGCAGCGATATTGATATTTAATGTATCAGTAACTGGTGTTTTAGAAGTTTCAATTGTTTGACTAGATACATTAGGTCTTGATACAGAACATTGATAGAACCAATATCTTGTTCCTGTTGAATCTCCTTCAAATTGACATCCTAAAGCGAAATCACTTAATACATCATCTTTGTTTTCAAAGAATGCTCCAGCACTATCTTTTGTTTGTCCTAGAATATTCTCTCTAAAATCATCATTAATTAAAGCAATTTCAAGTGTTC